CCCTTCTTGTTCGGCGGTCGGACGTGGGTGATTGGGCCATGGGTTGCCACCACTGCTGCGAAGTCAAGCACCAGGCAGTGATCGGTGTGGCTCTTGGGCCGCAAACCCCGGCCCGCCATCTGGACGTAAAGGCCTGGGCTCATCGTGGGCCGCAGCATGGCAATCAGGTCAATGTCCGGGTAATCAAAACCGGTGGTCAGGACATTGGCGTTTGTCAGGCAGCGGATGTTTCCCGCCTTGAATTCGCCGATGATGCGCTCGCGTTCCCGTTTCGGCGTGACGCCAGTTATGCAATCCGCCACGATGCCGAGTTCGTTGAGCTTGTCGCATATGTTCCAGGCGTGCTGGACGCCGCTGCAAAACGCCAGCCAGGCTTTGCGATCCCCGGCCAGCTTGATGATCTCGCGCACCACGGAATTGTTCTGGTCTGCCGTGTCCACTGCCGCCTGCAACTCGGCCTCAATAAACTCCCCGCCACGCTTGTGAACCTCAGTCACATCAAGCTGCGCTGTGGTGTGCTTGGAGCGTAGCGGCGCCAAGTGGCCGAGGCGCACCAGTTCTAGGATGTTGGTGGGCTCGATGAGCTCGCGGAAGATCGCCGGCTCGTCGGTAATCATTCCATGGCCGAGGCGGTAAGGGCTAGCCGTAAAACCTATTACGCGCAATCTTGGATTTATTTCTAACAATTGCGCTATTAGCTTTCTATACCCACCTTCGTCCTTGTGCGATATAACATGTGCTTCATCGCATAAAATTATATCAACATGGCCTATTTGTTTTGCTTTATTTCTAATTGATTGAATGCCGGCAAATGTAATAGGTTCGCCTAATTGTTTTTTTCCAACGGATGCGCTATAGACGCCAACTGGCGCATCAGGCCAGTGGTGTCGCAATTTCTCAAGGTTCTGCTCAAGTAATTCTTTAACGTGAACCAACATTAAGATTTGACTTTCCGGGTATTCTTGAATCATTTGTTTGCAAAGCTCGGCAATGATGTGACTCTTGCCGCTTCCGGTTGGAAGAACTATGCAGGGATTACCCGTGACATTTTTGTCAAACCATGAATAAAGCAAGTTAATTGCTTTTTGTTGGTACTCACGCAATGACATTGTGTTCCCTGATGTATTCAGCGGCCTTAGAAAAAAGCAATTCGCTTTCTTGCAGCAGGCCAATTGCTTGATTGCATTTTTGGCAAAGCAATCCCCTTATTTTTTTGGTCAAATGGCAATGGTCAATGTGGTATCCAGTTTTAATGTTGATGGCGCAAATTACACATTTACAATTCTGCTTATAAAGCATTTGAGTTAAATTTAATTCAGACAAACCATATTCTTTTTCAATACGAGACCACCTTGCTTTTTTTGCTCTTTTTATTCTTGATTCTGCATTGCAATCGATGCAATTATTTGTAGTGACATATCGGCGATAGTGCCCATGTGGACAAGAAGAATCAGATATATATTCTAAAAATCCATTAGCCACCGCAGCCAATGCGGATAAATGATTTACTGCGGATCGTTTGCTTGATCTATTTTTTGAATTGATTGCAGTTTTTCCGCGAGCTTTTGCAATGCATTCAATACAATTTCCCGACGATGCATACCGTGGCGATAGATGTTCTTTTAAGCATCTTTTGCCAGTGAAATACAACGCTTCCCCAAGCTCTCTAGCTCTTATGCCGGTAGCTGGAAGTTTTGAAAGCTCTGGATGAAATTCGTGCTTCTTGGCCATGATTGCTCACATTAAACAAAGATTCATCATAACACATGATCCTTGCGCCCCAGCAACTCCCGAGACCCAAACACATTAGCATCCCCCTCCCCGTTCGCCACCTCCCGCCCGTCAATGAGATAGATAGCCGTCCAAGCATCCGGCCCATCTAAGCGCTGCCATGGCACTAGGTCAGGATGCAGGACATGGCTGTTGCAGCCGGTGTATTGCGTGGCGATAGGGATCACGCTGCGGTCGAATCGTGCGCATGTCCAGTGCGCATCGCTGTCTGGCGTGGAGGGCTCCGCCGTGCTGTGGGCGCAGGTCCGACAATTCACTTCCTTTGTCTTCTTGCTGCCGTGGCAAAAGTCATGCGCCGCACAGAATTTGCACTCGTACCAGCTTGGATTGCTGGAGAGCGGCTCGGGCATCCTATCCGCCAGTGCGATGCGATGCCCGCGAGCTATCAGGCGCTCGGCCTCGGTGTGACTTGCTCGCAAACGCTCGGTGTATATACGATCGTCGTCCTTGCAGACTGCAAAGTACAAGGCGCGGTCAATGTTCGTGCCGGCCATGTAGACCTGCATCTGGGCGGCATGGACTGGCTTGGATTTCTCGACGCCGTGCTTGACCAGATCGTCAAACGATTTCTTGCTGTGCGTCTTGGCCTCAAAGATGTGCCGAGCCTTTGGCGCACCAGGGACGCCAGATTCGATGATGCCATCCAGACTGCCGGAGACGTGCGAGCCAAAGTCCACCCGAGCCTGCTCGCCCTCGGTGCTGTGTATCTCAATCCCAATGCTTTTGAGGTCCGCCGCTATTGTGGCCTCCTCCAGCCGGCCCCGGCGGAAGAGCCGCAGGATGCGACCAGGGAAGGGCTCGCGCACCGCCCAGCGAAAGGACAGCCACAGCCACCGATCACAGGCGTGACCAAGTTGGCTGGCGCCGAGGTGCGACCTGGGTAGCTCGACCTGGCGCTCGTGGGCGGCGTCGATGGCCGCGGCTACCTCGTCGGGGATTGGGATTGCTGACATTAGGCGGCCTCTGGCTCGGGTTGGACAGGCTTGACCCAGGAGACCTCGCAGCCGCCGTAGTACATTTCCACCGTATTAAAGTCATGCTCTTGGTAGTCAAAATCCATTCGGAGTGCAACCCAAGCGATTACGGCTTGTTCAATCTCTTCTTTGCTCAACTTGATAATCATGATGTAAGTCCTTGTTTTGTAAGGTAAAAGCGTAACAGGTTCCTAGATTTATCTGTCACGCCAGGGTTTGCTATCTCACTTCGCCCAAGGCGGCGCAGCCTTCGCGCCAGCAGCTGGTGCCGCCGGCTTGCTCGCTGCGGGCATTGCTCCGCCAGCGATGGTGGCGAAGTCTTTGACCTCGTTGCCCTCGCCGTACTGGTCGCTGCTGGTGATCGCCAGCTTGATCTTCAGTTGCCCGCCGATCAACTGGTCGGTGTCGTTGACCTTGGCCAGGCCAATCGCTCGCATCAGGCTGTTGAGTTGCTGGCGGCCAATCTCCTCCGCTTTCGGGTTCGGGTTGCTGATGTTGAGGTTCCCGAAGATCGTGCGGCCCTGGTGGCTGGGGCCGGTAATGTCGTACTTCAGGCTGATGTATCGGCCCGTGCCGGCCTTGGTGTCTTTGACCGTGGCTTGCGTGATCGCCGCCGTGTACCAGCCGGCAGGCAGGGGCTCGAAAGACTTGCCCATTGGGAGGTCTGCTGCAACGTAATCCTGTCCGAGAGTAGCCATGATGTTTATTCCTTGGTGATTGAAAAAGACGGGCGGCCCGCCGTGGTTGTGATCGCACCCAGGAGCGGGCGCGTGATGGATTCATCGGCTGATTTCCAGGCCGACGAATTGATTTCCGGTTTCCAGCGGAAAAGTGAGCCAAGGTGCTCGGCCAGGCCGGCCTCGGCGGCAATGGCCTGCAGCTTGTCGCTGTCGATCTTGTGGTTCAGGCGGCCAGCGATCTTGACCGTGTAGCCTGCGTTCATGAAGGTCTTGGTGCCCTCCATGTCCTTGGCAATCTTGAACTGCTCGATCATGGCGTCCTCAACAACCCGCCGCGCCTCAGTTGCCAAGCGCTCGGCCTCTTTGCAAGCCAGCCAGACCGCGATCATTTGGCACCGCCGATCTTGCTGATGATGTGGTACAGGTCTGGCGTTTCCCAGGCGCTCAACTTGCCGCTGCGATCCTTCGCCAGCCACAGGCCATCGCTGTCGCACATGAGTGCCCGCTGTGACACGCCCTCGGCGTCCTTCTCGACTCGGAGCGCCAAGACTTCGTCGAAGAAATAAGGCAACGCTTGGCCGGTCTTGTTACCCGGCATGGATGGCGAGTAGAGCACCCGGCCCATCTCGTCCTGCGTCTTCTCTAGCTTGGCGCTCATGTAAACATGCCGACCAGGCAGGTCGCGAAAGGCGCGGATGATGTCCGCCATCTGTTCCTGCATCGCGCCGTAGGCAGCGCGTGGGTCTTTGTTGCTCTTCTTCTCGGCATTCAAGACCACCTCGGCGATCTCGCTGATGCTGTCCAGCGCTACCGACTGATAGTCCTTGGCCTCGTGGCTGTCGCGCAGCCAGCTGTAGGCCTCCATCAGGGTGGCCATGGAGCTCACCTCGATGTAGGGAAGGTTCGCGTCTTGGATTGAGAGCAAGCCCCCCTCGGCGCTAAGGATGATGGGCGCTGGCAGGGTTGCCGCCAGGGTGGTCTTGCCTGCGCCGGCTTGGCCGTATACCAAGATTTTGGCGCCGTTGCTTGCTAGGCTGGCGGTGGTTTTTAGGTTGATGGCCATCTTCAGGCCTCCTCAACCTTAGAGATCGTCCAGCCCAGCGCGCAAGCCCGAAGCCGCGCATCATCCATAGAACGATGGAATTCAACGTTAATGAACTCCTTGCCAAGGCGTTGGGAGAAAACGTAGAAGGTAACTTTGAGCATCTTGCTCTCCTTGTTGCAGCACTCGTCGGGAGATCCGTTCAGTGCATGGATAGCATCCTACCCCATCTTTTCAAGTTGTGCTATACTTTTTTTCGATCTTCACCAACTTTTTTTCAGGAGTACGCTTTATGATGACGATTGAGCAAGTCGTTGCCGCTCTGCAAGACCGCAAGGTCAGGGTTGTTGCGGCAGCGACAGGGCTGCACTACAGTACCGTTCTTGCCCTCCAGCGAGGTCGCTCCAAGCGGCCACGCATCACCGCGATTCAGCGGTTGTCGACCTATCTATTGAAGGCGCCGAATGGCAGACCTGACTAGCATCTTCGGCGGCGTCTACGCTCTCCCAGAGCCGAGGCGAATCGAGCCGCCAGACGAGCAGCTACGGGAGGCGATGATTGAGGCAGGACTGGAGCCGCCAGAGGCGATCTACCTAGACGGCAAGCTACACAGGTTCAACTCTGGCACCAAGGGCACGCCAGGCCACAGCAAACCCGGTTGGTACGTGGCATTCGGTGACGGCGTCCCGGCAGGGCGGTTTGGGTGCTGGCGGGCAGGTATCGAGCAGGCCTGGCAAGCAGAGATGGGACGCAAGCTCACCATTGCCGAGGAGCTCGCGCATACTAGAAGGATGGCCGAGGCGAAGGCAGCGCGGGAGGCCGAGCAGCAGCGAAGCCAGGCGGTTGCCGCCAGCACCGTTGATGCGATCTGGACAGCAGGCGGCGCAGCGAGCGCCGATCACCCGTATCTAGCACGCAAGGGCATCGCACCCAATGGCGCCAGGATCACCGGCGACGGGCGGTTGATGGTCCCGCTGTACGGCTCCGAAGGTGATCTGGCCAGCGTGCAGTACATCGCAGCCGACGGCGAGAAACGCTATCACCCTGGCGGCGCTACGGGCGGCAAGTTCTGGATGCTTGGCGAGCCTGGCAGCACCATCTACATCGCCGAGGGCTTCGCCACTGCCGCCACCATCCACCAAGCCACCGGCAAGGCCTGCGCCGTGGCCTACAGCGCCAGCAACCTAGTCCCGGTCACCGGAGCGCTTCGGGATCGGTTCGGCGCACAACAGGACTTGGTGATCGTTGCTGACAACGATGCGAGTGGAGTTGGCCAGCGCTACGCAGAGCAGGCCAGCGCCAAGTATGGCGCTC